GCAACCATACGTGTTGACTTTCCAACACCTGTTGGAGCTTTGATTACAAAGTTTGATCCAAAGAATCCTGGCCTCGATAAAAGCAACTCTATGGCTTCAAAGTCAATCCCTGAAGAAGGTTGTACACTTCTCCACATTCTGGCAATCATTCTTGTCAAAATGTCAGAAGGGATCACCAGTGGGATTTTCTGCAACTCCAATGCCGGAAATAAATCTGGTATTAGGTCACACCAAACAAGTAGCATGGTATCAAGGTAACCAAAGCCCACAGCCTCAACAACATCCGATATTTGACCAAACAATACGTAATATGTATTGGCGATCAAATTGTCCACACTTCTAAGCAATAGATTCAAACCCTTTGGACCATTGCCACCCAATAATGCCCATTGCAAGAATGTAAACACCCAGTGACTAACGAGTAAGCCAGTGTCAGTTTTACTTGATCTCACACATGCCATATCTATACCATTGATGAACTCATAGTTAGTCTTTATCAATGCAGTGGCAACTGCACCTGGTGTCTGCAACATGCTGTTCCTTCGTCGCAACAACTCTATCGGCCATGCAACCCTGTCTCCAAGCAATTTGTGGATGTATCGCAGTGCAGGTGATGTCATGAACCTTGCGGAGAACACTTGTGGCAACATTGACATGCATATCAAGACAACCTCTAAAGACTTTGGTTCAGATACATGCACGACATCTCTAACATCCCCAAACTCATCCAATGCTTGTGACATATATTCTAGGACCTCCTCTTCTGCCTTAGATCGATCACTCACACCCTCCTTGACTTTCCTGGTGTACCATGCTCTCATAATAGCCTTATATGGTGGCACTTTTATGCCAAGGTCACGCCTGGACTTAGCCTGCAATCTTCTAATTGCATTGACGGTCACTCTGTAGACATCTTCATGGTGAGCAGTCAAATACAAGTACGAAAGAAGCCTTCTTGCTCTGGCTTGGTGATCTCTAAGAGGCTGGGGAGCAGCAATCTTTCCCAGCAACCTGTTCTTGTCATGACACGTCATGAACCTTGGAGGTTTGATTCCATACTTCTCGAGTTTTGCGGCCTCTGTTTGATGGTCTAGCACAATCCGTTTAGCCAAGAAGCTTGCCTCATGTAGTTCATTCGAATTGGACTCATTTGTCAAAGTCACACCCAGCTTCGAGAACTCTTTCATCCATGCGTCAGGGTTCCAACCAAAGTCGTTAGGGTCCCAGGACAATATGTGGTCGTCAGCCTGATTTGAAAGAGTGTTGTACAAGTTGAACTCTTTTACAGACTTTCCTGTGATCCGTCTCCATGACGCAAGGTACAGTACAACAAGAGCAACACTATTGTCAACTGATGTGTTACCTTGTCCAGTTGCACCCCCATCACCCTTGTATGTCACTTCACCAGTGGACTTGTACGCTAAAGGCATTGTCATCAATTGATCATATGCAATATCAATCATGTTGCATATTTGCGCATAATCCTTATGTGATGAAAACCCCCGTTTCCTACATGCTTTGATGACATCAAAGATTTCCCTGGAATATGATGAGTCTGCCAGCTTTAAATCACCATTGAAATGATTTTTCCTCTTGGAATGGTCATTCCATATGTCAGAAAACCATGCACCTGTCAGTGGCATCCCCACTTTAATTGGGGAGTTCTCAAACGGGTGCCTCAAATTCTGCATGTATGAGAACTTTGAAGTGTTTGCATAGTGGGCTAAAGGCACTCCTACAATGGTCCTGACCATGTCATTCATCCATTTGCTTTCTTTCAAGGTCTCAAATTTTGTGAAAACATGGGCAACAGGGACTATTCTACCAATATTTGCTAAAGTCAAATCAAATAGTCTGACAAACTCTTTCTCCCCTCCTATTAAAGACATTAAGACCTTCCGAGTCATTGTCTTCTTACGGATTGGATCCATGAAACCAAATCCTACTGAATATTTCTTGATCAGTTTGTTCACCACAAGAGCAGTTCTAGCTAGGCGAGATGATTCAAAGTGTTCATGTAACAACTCCCAGACGTCATCTTCCACGTCAATGTCACCT